ATGGTTTTTGATAGCAGTTACAAATATATGTACGACAAATATTCAGATTTATATCGTTATGTTCCTTTGAATGGAGATATTGCTGGTCTTTGTGCTAACACCGATGGTGTTGCTGATCCTTGGTTCTCTCCAGCTGGATTTAATCGTGGAAATGTTCGTGGATGTATTAAATTGTCTTATAATCCAAATTCAAGTCAAAGAGATCAATTATACCGATTTAGAGTTAATCCTGTTGTCAATTTCCCAGGCCAAGGTGTGGTTCTGTTTGGTGATAAGACTGCTCTTGCAAAACCAAGTGCATTTGATCGTATCAATGTTCGTAGGTTGTTCTTGGTTCTTGAAAAGGCAATTGCAACCGCAGCTAAGTTTCAACTATTTGAGTTCAATGATGAATTTACAAGAGCTCAATTCCGTAACTTAGTAGAACCTTTCTTGAGGGATGTTCAAGGTCGCCGTGGTATCACTGACTTTAAGGTAGTCGCTGACGCAACAAACAACACAGGCGAAGTTATTGATCGTAATGAGTTTATTGGTGATATTTACATCAAACCAGCTCGTTCTATTAACTTTATTACCCTAAACTTTATCGCAACTCGTACAGGGGTTGCCTTTAGCGAGGTAGGAGGTTAATCATGGCTAATATAGATGACTTTAAAGCAAACTTAATCGGTGGTGGTGCAAGAGCTAACCAATACAGGGTTACTATTACTCCCCCACCCGGCATTGCAATTGGACTTGATGTTCGTAGAACTTCATTTCTAGTTACTGCTTCTAATTTGCCCGCTTCAACATTGGGTGAAATTCCTGTTCCTTTTCGTGGAAGAAACATTTATGTATCTGGTGATCGTCCAGCTCCTGAAGCATGGACTACTACCTTCATGAATGATACTGATTTCATGATTAGAAATGCAATGGAAAGATGGCAAAACGGTATCAATGACTATGCTGAAAATACAGGTGTTGTTGCTCCTGCTGATTATCAAACTGATTTGACTGTAGAACAGTTGGATCGGGATGAAACTGTATTGAAGAGTTATATCTTCAGAGCAGCATATCCATTGACAGTTGGTACGATTGAACTAACAAATGCTGAAGCAACTGAGATTGAAACCTTTGAAGTAACTTGGCGATATCAGCACTTTGAACCTTCTGGAGTTTCGTTCTAATTTACCTACTAAATAGAACGTAGGAGAAATATAGAATGGCTGAACTTTTCGGGTTCCGTATAGAAAGACCAAAAAAAGCAGAGGGTAGTGTACCATCATTCACTACCCCCACTGCTGACGACGGCACACTTGATATTGCTGGCGGTGGTTTTTTTGGACAAATATTAGATACTGATGGTAGAGAGAAAACTGATTTAGATTTAATCAGGCGATATCGTGATATCGCACAACAACCAGAATGTGATACTGCAATTGAAGATATTATTAATGAGGGTATCGTTTCAAATGAGGATGATCAAGCAATACAAATTACTCTTGATCGTTTACCTTATCCAGAAAAAATAAAAAGAAGAATAAGAGAAGAGTTTGGTGAAGTATTGAGGCTCCTTCATTTTGAGCAGAAGGGTCATGATATTTTTAGGCGTTGGTATGTCGATGGTAGATTATTTTATCATAAGATTATTGACACTAAAAATCCAAAACAGGGTATTATAGAACTTAGGTATATAGACCCAACAAAAATTAGAAAAGTACGTCAAATTAAAACTCATGTTAATAAAAATACTAGCGTTGATATGATTGATAAAGTTGACGAATACTATCTTTATAATGAAAAAGGTTTATCTTCTGCTGGAACAGGTGGCGGTGGTACTGGTTTAAAGATAGCTCCTGATGCAATATCATATGCACCATCTGGTTCTGTTGATGGTAACTCTGGTAGAGTTTTATCATACTTACATAAAGCAATTAAACCTGTCAATCAGTTACGTATGATTGAAGATGCTCTTGTTATCTATCGTATATCACGAGCTCCAGAAAGACGTATCTTTTATATTGATGTTGGTAATCTTCCAAAGATTAAAGCAGAACAATATCTCAAAGATGTTATGAATCGTTATCGTAACAAATTGGTATATGATGCATCTACTGGAGAAATCCGTGATGACCGAAATCATATGTCAATGTTAGAAGATTTTTGGTTGCCTCGCCGTGAAGGTGGTAGAGGTACAGAGATCACTACTTTGCCGGGCGGTTCTAATCTTGGTGAAATTGATGATATTACTTATTTCCAAAAGAAACTTTATAAGTCTTTGAATGTTCCCATCTCTCGTATGGATTCTGAAGCAGGGTTTTCTTTAGGAAGAGCTTCTGAAATAACAAGAGATGAACTTAAATTCTCTAAGTTTGTGCAACGTATTCGTAAGAAGTTTGTACCTTTATTTACAGACATTCTTAAAACACAACTTCTATTAAAGGGTGTTATTGCTCCAGAAGATTGGGCTACGATGCAAGAGCATATTCAATATGACTTTCTACAAGATGGTCACTTTGCAGAGCTTAAAGATGCAGAACTTCTTAATGATCGTATTCAAACACTTGATTCAATTCAATCATACATTGGTACATTCTTTAGTAAAGAATATGTACTGAAGAAAGTATTACGTATGAATGATGCAGAGATTGCAGAAATGAATGATCAGATTAAGAAAGAGCTTACTATTGACCCATTAGATGGTGGAATAAGTTTACCAGATGGTGGAGATGGAATTACACGTTATCCACAAGATGGCAGTGGTGGTGTTGTTACACCTGATCAAATGCCAGATTATGAAGAACCAGAAAAAGAAGGAAATTAATTATGAGTAGAGAATTTGTAGACGCAATTTCATCAGGAAATAACATAGGCGCAGAAGAAGTATTTAAATCTGTTGTAGGTGCAAAAGTTGGTGATGCTTTAGAAATAAAGAGAAAAGATTTAGCAAACACTTTTGTAAAAACTATGTCAGTAGAAACAGAGGAAAGCGATGACTCAGAAGTTTAGTGGAGTGTATACATCCGTAATAGAGAAGGATGAACACAAAAAATCCAAGGAATATAAGAAACTTTCACCTAAGATGAAAGATGCTATAGATATTATATTTCAGAAAATGGATTCTAAACCTTCAGATTTCCTAAATAGTTTTGAAAAAAGTATAAAAGAAGTATCAAAAAAATTTAAAGTTTCTGAAAAAGAACTTTTAGGTTATTTTGAGAAAGAAATGTTATCAATTTAAGGAGTAGATAATGGCCTTTGCTACACGAACACTCAGAGATACAGTTGTTGGAACCGCTGGAGATGGTGGTACTGTTACTATCTTAGTTAATATAGCTAATGATACAACTGCAACCAATGCTATTTTAGATGCAAGTGCATTAGATGGACACGCAAACGGAGCAAAATTGCACATAAAAAGAATTTGGTGGGGATTAGTTCAAGGTACTGCTGATGATAATACTGGCCATGTTAAAATTATCGAACAGGGTGACTCAGATATAACATTGATTGATCTTGCTGGAAGTGGATACTATGACGGTTCTGCCGGATTAATTGAATCTGCTGCAACAAATACAGGTGCAACTTCTGGTGATATGGAATTAGCTTGTCTTGGAACATCTGGTTTTGTAATGATTGAATTCAAAAAAGACGAAAATTACGCTTAAGGATTATTCAAATGAACACAGTTAAATTATTTTCAGAGTCAGTAGAAGAAGTAGAGTACATCTGTGAAGCAAAAGATGATGGTTCTAAGAGCTACAAAATTCGCGGTATTTTTATGCAAGCTGACATAAAAAATCGCAACGGTAGGGTATATCCTATGGAGATACTTGAAAACGAAGTTGGAAAGTACAATAAAAACTTTATTAAGGAAAAACGGGCATTTGGGGAACTAGGTCATCCAGAGGGGCCAACGGTCAATCTGGAAAGAGTATCACACATGATTACATCTTTGACGCCTGACGGAAAGAATTTTATTGGTGAAGCTAAAATAATGGACACACCTATGGGTAAGATAGTTAAAAATTTAATGGATGAGGGTGCAAAACTAGGTGTTTCTTCTAGAGGTATGGGAAGTTTGGAATCAAAAGGCGGAGCCAATTACGTAAGAGATGATTTTTATCTCGCAACAGCTGCAGACATCGTAGCAGACCCATCTGCTCCTAATGCTTTCGTAGAAGGTATTATGGAGGGAAAAGAGTGGGTTTGGAATAATGGATCACTTATTGAAGCAGAGTTACAAGGTATGAAAAAGAAATTTGATGTTAAAAAGCATCAAAGACAAGCAAAGGTGGAAGCACTGGAGTTTGCAAAATTCCTCAAGATGTTATAACTTATAAATATTAATTACAAAACAAGGAGACACCCTAATGTCCGAATTAGAACAAACAATTGAAGAACTTGAAGCAGAAGTTCTAGCAGAGCTTGAAGAAGCTGAAGACCCTACAAAAAAGGGTGCTGCTCCTGCTGAAAAGTCTAAAATGAAAAACGATGCGGAAGACACAGGCGCACCTGTTGTTGACCCAGAGCAAAAAGATGCTCCAGCAAAGAAAATCGCTGCAAAAGCAAAAGAAGTTTCAGGCGATGCTCAACAAAAAGGTGAAGGTTCACCTATGAAACCAGAAAAACTTGCTGCTAGTCACGTTCCAGAGGAAGGTGAAGAGTTAGAAGAAGCCAAAATGTCAAAAGAGATGTTAAAGATGGCAATGCAGAAGAAGATGGAAGGCATGAAAGCCGTTGATCTTAAAGCTGCATATGAAGCAATGATGAAAGATGGTTATCATGAAGAAGCAGACAAGGTTGAAGAAGAAATTTCAGCTGAAAAGAAAGAAGCTATTGACGCTCGTATTAAAGAACTAGACGTTAAAGAAGACGTTAGTGCTCTTATGAGTGGAGAAGACCTTTCTGAAGAATTTAAGACAAAAGCAGCAACTGTTTTTGAAGCTGCAATTAAATCAAAGTTACGTTCAGAAATTGATCGTATCCATGAAGAA